TGCATGGTTGCACGAAATGTTGTACGCTTTGCGATATAATTGGCAAGATATTGCGTTGATCTACTGCCTAGATTGATCCACTGCTTTAAGATGCAATATGTTGTTGGTTGTAATTTCTTCAATACACTTGACGCGGTCACTACTCCACTGGTGGCCGTGTCTCTTTGTTGTTGGATGTAGTTGTCATATGTCTGAGACTGCGACCAATCGCACGCGCGAAGAAATATAATTTGTAGAATTGGCACTGACTTGGCACTGAGCCGCTGAAACAGTAATAAATATTGGAATAGGTGACGGGTACATCACCCGATAGCAGTTAATTTTGTGGCATATCCGCGACCCTACCCCCCAAATTGCTGGCCGTCGCGCGGAGTCTATGTATGTCCCATCCAAAACACACACACTGTCACGGAGGACGCATGGGTAAACGAAGTGACTTCCCTCGTATCGAGCGAGACTTCTACCCTACGCCGATAGAGGCGGTGAAGCCATTGTTGCTTCATTTGCAGGAACCGTCGGTAACGACGTTTTGCGAGCCGTGTGCAGGCAATGGGCAGCTGAAGGATATCTTGGAGCTATCAGGGTTGTTCTGCCAGTATGCGAGCGATATAGAGCCGCGTAGAGGCGATGTAGAGAAGGTGGATGCGCTAGAGTTAGATGAGATGAAGATATTGGAGTGTGATGCGATTATTACCAATCCGCCGTGGAAACGCGAGATATTGCATCCGATGATTGAATACTTCATTTCTCTCAAACCAACGTGGTTGCTTTTTGATGCTGATTGGATGCACACCAGGCAATCGTCGGAGTTAATACAGTTTTGTCGGAAGATAGTATCGGTGGGTCGTGTCAAGTGGATACCGGACAGTAAGCACACCGGAAAGGATAATGTGTGTTGGTATTTCTTTAACAAGTATCAGCAGACGAGAAACGCAAGGTTTATAGGTAGGATATGAGTAGATTGATGAGCATAGAGCTTATGGAGGATATTTGCGATAAGCTGGTAGAGGGTCATTCTATGCGCCAGATAGCGAAGATGAAGGGTTATCCCAGTGATGACACGGTGTTTCGTTATGTTCAGAAGAATGAAGAGGCGTATGACATGTATATTCGTGCCAAGGCTATTCAGGGCGAGAGAATACAGGATCAGATAGATGAGATTATGAATAGTCCTCTCCCAACAGATCCGAAGCACATGATGGCGGAAGTCCAGATGCGGCGCTTAAAGGTGGATACCTTACAGAAGAGGCAGACGCAGTTACAGCCGAAGGGTATTAGGAATAAGACTGAGGACGTTGCTGGTCAGGGCGTACAGGGCACGATTACATTATCCTGGGAAAAGGGTGATGTTGAGGTTAAAGCCGGATGAAGACAGTCATTTTTATCCTTGTGATTATGGAGGGTACGGAGGTTGTTGATGAGGTAGAGATCGGCAGTTATCAGAATTGCTCCTGGAACATGGAACAGATTAACAGAGCGAACACGGGTAGAGATTACTCTGCTTTTTGCAGACCCTGGATTAATGGAAGAGATGAAAAATGACTGCCAGCGTTTTAGTAACATTTCATTTATTTCTCATTCTGCTGCCGGATATTGAGAAGGAAGAATACGTTATTCACAGACTGAAGTTTGAAACGCAGGAGAGTTGCTTGTATTTCGCTGAGAGATTGGGTCAGGTAAGAGATCCCATAGCGCGGAAGAAGCAATGCAGACCGGTTACGAATTACTTATATCCGGAGGAGTTTTTATGAAGAAAATTGAAGAATTAGTGCCGTATGATGTTGTCAACAGTCCAAAGCATTACACGCAGTCAAAAGTAGAGTGCATAGATGCTATTGAGGAAATGCTGGGCGATGGGTTCGGATCGTACTGTAGAGGCGCGATAATGAAGTATATATGGCGATATCAGGATAAGAATGGTGTCGAGGATCTTAAAAAGGCGGAGTGGTATTTAAAAGCACTGATTGAATTTGAAAATTCTAGGAAAGACGGCTGAATGGTTCCGCAAGCAACAGGAGAACAAGCAGTATCATAGGGATTTTACACTGCGTTACTTTAGGCAAGAATTAGAGAAATATGGATATAAAGATACCATACGCGCCAAGAAAGGTGCAGCAGGAGCTCCACGATCAGCTGGACAAGCACCGGTGGGCGGTAGTGGTAATGCACCGACGGGCCGGAAAGACGGTGATGGCGATCAATCATCTTCTTAGAGAGGCGATATTGTGTGATAAAAAAAGTCCACGATATGCCTATATAGCACCGACATACCGTCAGGCAAAGCAGGTAGCATGGGATTATCTCAAACAATTCGCGGTAAATATACCGATGGCACGGTTTCACGAGACGGAATTGCGTTGTGATTTACCGAATGGCGCTAGAATACAGCTATTGGGGTCAGAAAATCCGGCGTCGCTGAGAGGCATTTATTTAGATATGGCCGTTTTGGACGAAATGGCGGATATGCCGGAGAACTTATTTCCGGAAGTTATCAGGCCAGCGTTATCGGATCGTGAGGGAAAAGCCTTATTTATAGGCACACCAAGAGGACACAATGCCTTTTTCGAATTATACGAGGCTGCAACGGCAGCGGATGATTGGTATGCAGCGACCTACAAGGCGAGTGAGACAGGGATATTACCTAAATCCGAACTTGAGTCCGCGCGGATCGGCATGTCGGAAGATCAGTACAACCAGGAATATGAGTGCTCCTGGGTGGCGAATGTTCCGGGGTCTATTTTCGGTAAGGAATTACAGAAAGCCTTTCAGGATGGTAGGATATCTAAGGTTCCGTATGATCCCTCCGTCCGTGTTGACACCTTTTGGGATTTGGGTGTTGGAGACAGCACGGCGATTTGGTTTGTGCAGGTCGTAGGGAGAGCCGTACATTTTATAGATTATTATGAGGCAAGAGGTGAGGGATTACCCCATTACGCTAGGATATTACAGGAACGTGAGTATCTATATGACTGTCATTACGCGCCACACGACATTGAGGTTAGGGAATTAGGATCAGGTAAATCAAGACGGGAAGTGGCATGGGAAATGGGATTGAACTTTCGCGTTGTTCCCAAACTACCTATTGATGATGGGATCCACGCAGGACAGCTTTTATTGGCTCGATCATGGTTTGATAGGGATAACTGTAAGCATGGTCTTGAGGCATTACGGCAGTATCATCGTGTCTATAACGAGCGAACACGATCATTTTCTAAAACAATAAAGCACGATTGGAGCTCACACAGCGCCGATGCGTTTCGTTATGCGGCGGTAGGATTAAGAGAAAACAAGCGACAGTTTCAAGCACCACAGCAAACAGCGGTGAATGAATACCGCGTATTCTAGGAGATAGTATGGGATTTTTTTCAGCATTTATGGATATGATATCTGGTGGCGCTCAAAATTTTGGGTCTAGTATCCAAAAAGCCAGCGAGAGCATGAAATTCAAAGAGCCTACCAGGTTAGATAGATTTTTAGCCGGACCAGGACAAACAGTAGATACAAGTCCAGAAGGTCGTAAGGCAGCATTTGAGGCTGGTAAAGCTGCCAATGAAAAAGCTATGGCAGACTTGGCGGATATGGTGGATCCAGGCGGAGAGCGTACCGATCCAAATACCGGTCGATCTGTCAGAGAAACAAGGGGATATGAGCAGAAATCGGGCAGTACAGCTGCACCAACTATGATGACTTCAACTTCTACACCAGCAGCGGCTACCGAAACAGAGCCGACACCGCCGGCAGCGCCGAAAGATGTTGGTGAAGATGACACAAGCAGCGGTGCTTTAGAGGATGAAGCGATTGCCACAAAGAAAAAAGGCAAGAAAGCAACGATTTTAACCAGTGCAAAAGGGTTATTAGGCGATGCACCAACCAGACCAGAGAGAAAATTAAAGGGTTTAATAGCGTGAGAGTACGAAAACCAAGGAATGTAGCCGGTTTAATGGGTCGTGTTTCCAATCAGCCTATCACCGGAATGTCAATATCAATGGATATTGATCCTATGGAGCGCATGATGCAGCGCTTTGAGGGTCGAATGAAGGGCGGAAAGCCTAGAAAAAAGAAAAGAAAAACCATGATGGAAGGGAATTACTAATGCCAAAGCCCTATAAAAAGCCCAAAAAACCAAGAAAGTAAGTGTTAATGGACAAATCATCGCAATTAGTTACCACATTGCACAAGCGATTTGAGTCTCTTCAGACGCAAAGAAGCAATATCGAGCAGCGCTGGCAGGAGGTAGCAGACTATTTTCTACCCCGAAAGGCGGATATTGTACGCAGACGCGCCGCCGGAGAGAGAAAAGACCAAAAGATATTCGACTCCACGGCGCAACATGCGGTCGAATTGCTAGCTGCGAACCTACACGGCACACTTACCTCCCCTTCAGTGCCGTGGTTCGCTATGCGATTTCGCAATAAAGAGCTCCAGATGGACGATGGAGTGAACGAATGGCTAGAGATATGCACGCAACAGATGTATCAGGAGTTGGAGAGATCCAATTTTCAGCAGGAAATACACGAATTATACTATGATTTAGTGGTTTTTGGTACGGCGGCACTGGCTATTGAGAAGGAAATGGGTCAGGATCTACGTTTTTCCGCAAGGCATATAGCAGAAATTTACATAGCTGAGAACCATGAGGGCAAGGTAGACACGGTTTATCGTAAATATGAGCTCACAGCGAGACAGGCGGAGCAGAAATTTGGAAAGAATAATCTATCGGATAAGATAAAAAAGGCGCTTGAGCACGCACCATTAGATAAATTTCCGATAATCAATGCGATTTACCCTAGAGGCGATACAGGCAAGACAACCGCTAAAGATAAACCTTTTGCATCCGTGCATTACTGTTTTGATACTAAGACGTTAATGCAGGAGAGTGGTTTTGACTCCATGCCGATAGCGACACCACGCTTTACCAAGGATAGCTCAAGTGTATATGGACACTCACCGGCGCATACCTCATTAGCCGATACAATGATGGTATCAAAGATGGCCGAGATTGGTATTAGAGCCGCACAAAAGCAGCTGGATCCACCGTTAATGGTTCCGGATGATGGTTATGTCCTGCCGGTTAGAACGACCCCAGGCGCCTTAAATTTCTATAGATCAGGCTCCAGAGACAGAATAGAGCCTTTAAAAACAGATGCGAACAACCTTCTACAAATAAACGCGGAAGAAAGGCGTCAGGATCAGATACGCCGTATTTTTTATGTCGATCAGTTATTAGCTTCTACAGATAAAACAATGACAGCAACGCAGACTCTACAGATGCAGGAGGAGCGTTTAAGAATGTTAGGGCCGGTATTAGGACGCTTGCAGTCAGAATTATTACAACCCTTAATTTCCCGAACCTTTGAACTACTGCTTTCCCAAGGTGTTCTACCGCCGGCTCCTGACGAACTTCAAGGACAAGATATAGATATTGAGTACGTTTCACCGCTTGCTAAAGCACAGAAAATAGGTGATTTACAGAATTTAATACGCGGTGTGGAGATTATGACACAGTTAGCGGAGGTTATTCCCGGCATTACCGATTATTTTGATCCGGATGGTCTAACGCAGTACATCGTGGATATTACTGGTCTGCCTGCAAGGGTCATCTTATCAAATGAACAGGTGGCGGCAGTACGTCGTCAGGCGCAGGAAGCGGCCATAATGGAGCAACAGCAGCAGCAAGAGATGCAAAACAGTGAGCAGGCACGCAATGTTGCGCCATTATTAAAGGCAATGCAAAGCGGTCAGGATACGGCTGAATGATGGAGTTAGAGGATTTACAGCGTATTTATCGTCAGGTGTTTACTACAGAAGATGGCGCAAAAGTATTGGACGATTTGAAAGCCAGATTTGGTTTTCAGCAAACCACGCACGTTCCGGGCGATCCCTATGAGAGTGCGTTTTTCGAGGGTCAGCGCAATGCTGTCCTATTAATTTTAAGAATGATGGAACCAAAAAGAAAGGATCTAGACAGTGAATGAAACAGCAGAGGTAATTGAGCAAACTCAATCTCAAGAAACACAACCACAGGAAACTCCGGTAGCTTTTGCGGATACGCTGGGCGAGGAGTTTAAGGGCAACCCTATATTTAAGAATTTTCAAGACGTAAATGGTTTAGCAAAATCATATATGCACGCACAACGCATGATTGGTGCGGATAAAGTAGCGATACCGGGCAAGCATGCAACGGATGAGGAAAGGCTAGAAGTTTATCAAAAGCTGGGCGCACCGGCGAATATTGATGGTTATGATGTAAAATTTCCGGAAACTTTTACGGCTGACGAGCAAAAAGCCTTTAAGGAAACAGCATTATCCGTTGGTTTAAACGGTAATCAAGCCTCTAAAGTCGTTGATTTTCTAAGCGAAACTTTTAATCAGGCGTCCGCGCAGTCCGAATTAAATACCAATCAGTTGATTGCTGATAATCGTGCGGAATTGCAGAAGGAATGGGGAAATGCGTTAGAGCAAAAGCTGGAGAGAGCGCGTGGCGCTGCTGTTCATCTATTGGGATCTGATGATATTTTCGGAAATATACAACTAAAGGACGGAACCCATTTGGGTGATAATCCACAGATAATAAGAATGTTTGCGGCTTTAGCTGACCAGATAAGTGAAGATACCCTGGTTGGGCCTACAAGTGAGCAAATTAGCACGCCGGAGGAACTTGAGCGCGAAAAGCGGGAACTCATCCAGCCTGGCACACCATATTGGAGTAATGTTCATCCCGATCATCAAAAATACGTTGACCGTGTTTTAAAGATCAATGAGCAGTTATTTCCAGAACCAGAAGGGTAATCTTCGGATCCTTCACGGTAAAAACTTTTGGGCCTTTTTGCGAGACAACCCACCTAAATTTCAACTTTTTAACGGAGGTACTTTAAATGAGTACACAAATTACTACTGCTTTCGTTAATCAATATTCTCAGAACGTATCATTATTATCGCAGCAAATGGGTTCATTACTGCGTAATTCTGTGAGAACTGAGACGGTTAACGGAGAAAAAGGGTTTTTCGAGCAGATCGGTTCCGGTGTAGCACAAGCTAGATCCAGCCGTCACTCAGATACCCCATTAATGGATACACCTCATGCGAGAAGAATGGTGACAATGACGGATTATGAATATGCTGATTTGGTTGACGATCAGGACAAAATCCGCATGTTGATCTCTCCAGAGTCAACATACGCAAAGGCAGCGGCAGCCGCTATTGGTAGAGCTATGGATGATGAAATCATCGCAGCTTTAGGCGGTACAGCTAAAACCGGTGTATCGGGTGGAACTTCAACAGCTTTACCTAGTGGGCAGAAAATCGCTCATGGTGGTGCTGGACTAACGATTGCAAAATTGGTTAGTGCAAAGAAGATCCTAGATCAAAACAGCGTGGATCCCTCAATAGAGAGATTTATTGTTGTTTCACCAGAGCAGATAGAAGATCTATTAAACTCTACCACAGTAACAAGCGCAGATTTCAATTCTG